GCGGCCGCTCAACGACCGGCTGACGGCGCAACGGCGGCCGCGTCTCAATCTGCGGGCTGCCCCGGGCGTGGGGCGCTGGCAGATGGTGGCCGATTGGGCGCCGTACGTGGATGCCCGCACCATCGGCCGGCAGGCGCTCCTGCTGCATGACCGCGAGTTGCAATCCCTGGTCGAGGACGCCGGCGTGGACGCCCGGCGACCGATTGTCGATTTTCCGAGTGTAGCGGCGCTTTTTTGGGCGGTGGCCGCCTGTGATGAACGGTCGCGCGGCGATCGGGCGGCAGACCATTCCCATGCAACCGGCGACAAGGTGGCGGGGTACTGATATGGACGAGGGGATGCTGAAGACGAAGGAAGCGATTTGTCAGACATTGCATATTGGCGAACGGCGTTTCCGAAAATGGTACAAGGGAGCGCAGCCACCGATGCCTGTACAGTATGACGGATATTCCTATATTGCCGATGCTGAAAAATTAATGGAATGGCATAAGGAGTTCACCGGGCACGGCAGTGTGGTGACGAAATGATGTAACGCGAAAATTCGTCAAGAAAAATCTTCATAGACATTTCCCCTACATTCCACCCACAAACCCCCTACACTCAACCGACACTTAACCGACATTCCGCGACGTCCGTCCGGGCAGGTCAAAAAGCCATGCTACGTTTTGACCTGCAAAACGGCCGCCAACCGTTCCCGCCTCCGCTTCCAGACCAGACGTTCCGCTGAGACATGGCGGCCTCGACAAAGGGGTCGCCATGTCGCTTTCTCCGCAAACCCGCCTGATCCAGCTTGAAGAATCCTGTAAGCTCATTGCCTACAAGGATTCCCAGGGCATTTGGACCATTGGCTGGGGCTATAACCTGGAGTCCCATGGTTACAGCCCTGCCGAGTGCGAAGGTATTACCTGGACGCAAGCCCAGGCCGACCAGGCGTTGTTGGATGAGATCGAGGCCGTCGAGGCCGAGCTTGATCGCCGTTGGCCTAAATGGCGTGACTTGGACGAGGTGCGCCGGGCGGCCATCGTGTCCAGCGTCTACCAGCTCGGTGCGCCGGGCGCTGCCCATTTCTGCGCCACAATCCATGCTCTCCAGGCCCACGACTGGGCCACCGCTGCCCAGCAGATGCTGGCCAGCCGGTGGGCCAAGCAGACGCCGGCCCGCGTGCAGCGCAACGCCGCGATGATCCAGTCAGGCCAGTGGCCGGAGGACGTCAATGACACCAAATTTATGCCGGAGCCTGCCGCGCCCACTCCCGTGGCTGATGCGCTTACGGATGTGGCTGCAACACCGGCTCAACCCAGCCCACGTGTACTGCCGTCTGTGCCGGCTGATGAGTCGCCCGCGAGCCAGAGTGTGGGCCAGCCGGTGGGGGGCGGTGTATCGGCGCTCCTGGCTGGCCTGACACCGTACCTGCTGGCGCTCTCTAAATCCAAGACCATGTATGGCGTGGCCGGGATGGTCGCGCTCCAGCTCCTGGGGCAGTCGCCCTGGGATATCCGTCTGTGGATCGGCGGCCAAATCTACAACCTGCCCGACCTGCATCCCTACGTCATCACTGCCCTGGGGGCTCTCGCCACCTGGGGCCGCATCACCGCCAAGCCGATCAAGGGGGCTCCCCATGCGTAATATCTCCGCCCTGCTCCTTGCCGTCCTCCTGTCCGCCTCCCTGCCCGCCTGCGTGCCCACCGGGGGAGGCCAATCCTCCGCCTCCCTCGGGCCGGACACGCCGACCATCGCCGAGACGGTCGGCAATGCCGTGTCCACGTTGGCCTCCCGACTCACGTCCGGCATCGACTGGCTGTGGGCCACCTACACGCGCCTGGACAAAGCCGGTGCGTTGCCGGGGTTGGCCGATCTCAAGGCCGACATCGTGGATGTGGAGGCCGCATTTGACCGTGGCGATCTCTCTGCGGCCCTGGATTTGTGGAACCGGGCCCGGTCCCGGGTGACGGCCATCACGGCGGCGGTGCAGTAGCCATGCGCATTCTCTCCATCGACGGCGGCGGCATTCGCGGCCTGATCCCGGCGCTGGTGCTGGCCGAGTTCGAGGCGCGCACCGGCACGTCCATTGCCAAACAGTTCGACCTGATCGCCGGCACGTCCACCGGCGGCATCCTGGCCCTGGGGCTGGCGGCCGGCGTTCCGGCGGCCGCGTTGGCAAATTTTTATATCGAAAAGGGGCCTGCTATCTTTTCGCGGTCGCTGGCCAAGCGCCTCGAATCGGCCGGCGGTCTCATCGATGAGCTGTATGACTCCGGCGAGCTGGAAGTCGGACTGGCTGAAATCTTCGACCGGAAGCTGCTGTCCGAGGCCGAAACCATGGTCATGGCCGTGGCCTACGACATCGAAACCCGGGAAACGGTTGTGTTCCGATCCTGGGACTTGGACGGCAACGATTGCCGCATGGCCGACGTGGCCCGGGCCACCAGCGCCGCCCCGACCTATTTCGAACCGCATCGCGTTCAGACAGCCGGCGGCTCGGCCTATGCGTGCATCGACGGCGGCGTGGTGGCCAATAACCCCACCCTCCTGGCCTATCTGGAATCCCGGCTGGATGATCCCAATTCAACGGTGGACATGATGGTTTCCATCGGTACGGGCCGGCGTGACGTGCCGTGTCTACTCAAGGATGCCAAGAATTTTGGGTTGGCCCAGTGGGCGCCGCATCTGGTGGACATCATGTTTTCCGGCGGGGCCGAGCTGGTGGATCAGGAATGCCGGCTATTGCTTGGGAACCGATATGTGCGGCTCCAGGTCGATCTGCCCGAGGATGTGCCCATGGACGCCACCGATCCGCAGAACATGGCCATCATGCGGCTGGCGGCCGAACGGATCATCGACAGCCCCGCCGCCAATCAGGCGTTCGGGTTCGGATGTACCGCGTGATGTGGTCCACGGCCCGGGATTACCTAGCCGATGTCGGCCGAACGCTGCTCGGCGGCTGGGCGGCCAAGACCTGTGGAGCTGGCGTGGTCGCCTTTTGCAGCGGTCTCCTCGGTGGATGGGATCGGCTGGCCAATGGCCTGTTTCTGCTGGTCTGCCTCGATTTCGTGCTGGGATTCTCCCAGGGCTGGCGCGACGGCTGCCTGTCTCGGGCTAAACTCCTGCGCGGGCTGGCCAAATTTTTTCTCTACGCGGCGGCCATCCTGGCGGCGGCCACACTTGACGATGTGCTCAACGCCCGGACCGAGGCTTTCCTGCATATCGATTTTCGGGCGGCCATGGTCATGTATCTGGCCATTACCGAAATGCTGTCCATCCTCGGGCATCTGGACGCCTTCGGCGTCAAGCTGCCGAAAAAGCTCATCCGTCGGCTGGAAGCCTACCGGGATTGCAGGCTCTATACCGGCAAGAGGCGGACGTCATGAGCCTCGTGTCCACGGTCAAACAAAAAGTCGCCGCCGCCTTTTCCCGCACGCCGAACAGCGCGGAAGAAAAATTGTCCGCGCTGGGAAAGCTCCTGTGGAGCGAGGCGCAGACGGCCAAGAACGACCGGCGCACGCAAGAATTGATCTGGCTGGAAGATCTCCGCGCCTACAAGGGGCGCTACGATCCCGACGTCCTCAAGCATCTGGAAAAGGGTCGTTCGGAAATTTTCTTCCGCAAGACCAAGGTCAAGACCGACACCATCATTGCCCGCGTCATGGACATCCTGTTTCCGCGCAGCAATGAGCGGAACTGGGAGATTACGCCCACGCCGGAGCCGACCCTGGACAGCCAGGCCAAGCTGGCCGCCTCGCAACTGGCGCAACAATCAGGTGCCAGTCTGGCCGACGCCACGACGCAGATCGCCAAGCAACGTGCCGCCGCCATGATGGCAGCCATGGACGATCAGCTGGCCGAAGGGCCGGATCACGTCGCCTATCGGGCCATCGTCCGCAAGGTCATCGTCTCCGGCTGCCGCTACGGGACAGGCATTCTGAAGGGCCCGCTGGTGCGCCGCGAAGAACGAAAAAGCTGGAAGCCGAAGCCGGTTCCGGCCGCCGATGAAACCGGATCGCCCACGGAAGAACAGTGGGTGCTGGAAACGTCGCCGGCCGAACGCGTGCCCTATTTCCGCGAAGTGTCCATCTGGAATTTCTATCCGGACATGACGGCCAAGGATCTGCGGTCCTGCCGCTACGTCTACGAAGAATACCTGATGCTGCGTAACGAGGTGCAGGAGCTGGCGGACCAGGCGTCTTTTTTCGGCGACGTCATCCGGGACTACCTCGACACGGTCAGGGATGGGGACGCCAAGGAATACTACTGGGAGCAGCAGCAGCGGCAGATCGGCGAAAAGAACAATCTGACGGTGCTGCGCAACCGCTATCGCGTTCTGGAGCGCTGGGGTTGGCTGCGCGGCGACGAGTTGGAAAGCGCCGGCGTGGACATGACGGACAAGGACACGTCGGAAAACTACTGGTGCAACGTCTGGATGCTGGGCGGCAAGGTCATCAAGGCCGTACTGGCCCCCATTCGTGGTGTGGAGTTCCCCTACTACCTCTGGCGCATCGAGACCGACGAGTCCGGCCTGTTCGGCGACGGCATTCCCCGCATCATGCGCGATCCGCAGCGGGCCTTAAACGCCTCCGTCCGGGCCATGCTGGACAACGCCGGCACGTCGGCCGGGCCGATCACCGGCATCAATCGGGCGGCCCTGGCCTCGGACGAGGACGGCAAGGACATCCACGCCTTTCGGGAGATCTTTTTCGATACGTCCGATGACCTGAAAAATGCCCTGATGTTCTGGCAGGTGCAGCCGAACACCCAGAATTTTCTGGCCATGATCAAGCTCTTTGACGATTTCGGCGACGAGCTGACCACGCCGCGCTGGGTGCATGGCGACGGCAACGTGGCCGATGCGGCCAAGACGGCCAGCGGCATGTCCATGCTCATGGGCGCGCTTTCCATCAATCTGACCGAGCTGATCAAAGGCTTCGACGACGACGTGACGAGCCTTTTTATCCGGGCGCTTTTTCACTGGAACATGGATTTCAATCCGCGTCCGGACATCAAGGGCGATTTCAACGTGGTGGCCCGGGGCGCCACGGTGCTGGTGGCCAAGGAAGTGCGGGCCCAGGCCCTCAACCAGTTTGCGGCGCTGACCGCCGATCAGCGTTTTTCGTCACTGGTGGATAATCAGATTCTGCTGACGGAACTGGCTTCCAACCTGGAGATCCCCAAGGGGATCGTGCTGACTGAGGATCAGATCCGGCAACGGCAGGCGGAGCAGGCCACCATGGCCGCCCAGGCCAATATTCAGGCGATCATGGCCGAGATGCAAAAGCGCGGCATCGATCCGAGCCAGGCGCTCGCGGTCATGCTGCGACAGGCGGCCGCCCAGCCGGGCGCAGCCGCACCCGATACGTCTCCTGTGCCGGCGGCCCTGCCGGCAACCCCTGCCGCGATACCCGCGCAACCGCAGCCGTCCGGGCCGGCACAGTCCGGGCCGGGCCTGACGGCGTCCTGATTTTTCGAGGTGATCCATGGAAAACATGAAGCGGACAAAGCAGGAAATCAAGAAGGACCATGCGGCTATCGAATTCGATAGCGATGCGTATCCATGGGGCCTGCGTATCACGCTGGAAGGAAGCGTGCTTCAAAAGCTCGGGCTGACGGATAAGGACTTCACGGTCGGGGAGACATGCTACCTCGCGGCCAAGGCCGAATGTACAAGGATCTCCACTGAAGACGTCTCCGGCAGGGATGACGGTTCCCAAAAGGACGTCAGCATTTCGCTGCAAGTGACGGATTTGTCCGTGCAGAATACGGCGACATCCGCCGCAAAGGATTTTGACGATGCCTTCGGCAAAGATTGATCGGGATTCCTGTCTTCGCTACTTGCGTGACAACCGCAATACGGAAGTCGTGCAAGTCGTTTTGCGGATGCTTGATGCTGAAATACAGGAGTTATCCCTGAAACTGGAACAGGCCGACGAGCGGAATTTCCAGAAGGTGCAGGGAAGCATTTCCCTCTGCCGCGCTTTCAAGAGCGGAATCGATGGACAGCAGCCGACCGAACGACAGAAGTCCGGCGCTTATACAGCCTAATGGCGGCATCGCGGCCACGGCCGCGACCCGAGGAACCCGGGCCCGGTGAACCGGTACCCGAATAAAGGAAACGAACATGGCAAACGAACAGGACGATTTCGCGGAGTTTTTCGAGAACACGGCGGAAGCGTCTCCCGAACTTCCCGGCGGCGGCACGCCTACCGGGCCGGAAGAGACGCCGGAAGCCCCGGCCGAGGAAACGAAGCCTGCGGCTACGCCGCCGGCAGAGGAAGAACCCGCGCCGGGGACCGGGGAAGACCAGCCGCAGACGCCCGAAGAACCCGTAGCGCCGGCTGCTCCGGCGCCCGGAACGACTGATGACCTGGCGTCCGTGCGGGCCGAACTGCATACGCAGATCGGCCGGTTGCAGGCGTCCGAAGACGAGAAGAATCGTCTGGCCGAACGGGTGGCCGCGCTGGAAACGAAGCTGGCCGCGCCGGCTGCGCCGGACGCGCCCAAATCGGAAACGGTGGCCATTCCCGACGAGCTGCAATCCGACGCCGAGGCGTTCGCCAAGGCCTATCCGAAGCTGGCGTCCATGCTGACGCTGGCCGGTTCGGACGGCGACGCCATTCGGGCCGCGCTCAAGGACTACGGTCCGTCTGTTGCCGCCATGGCCGCCCGGACCGTGCTGCTGGAAACCGAGCTGCACGACGGTATCCAGCGTCTGGAAACGGAGCGTGCCGCCACCACGCAGCAGGAACATGCGCGGCGCATCGTGGCGCAGCATCCCGAGTTCGCCGGCCTGTACGGCGGCGACGCCACGGCCCAGACGACGGCCCAGGCAGCGCGCAATGCCGTTGTGGCCTGGATCGAAACGATGCCTTTCAAGGACGGGGCGGCCCGGATGCAGGTGCTGCAACAAGGCAGTGCCGACCAGGTCAACGCCCTGCTCGACGAATACCAGAACCAACAGACCGCCAAGCCGAAGCCCAAGCCGCTTTCCGAGGACGCGCAGCGCCGGGCCGATGACGCCATCGGTGTTTCGCACTCGCGCGTGTCCCGGCCGCCGCGCGGCAAGCCGGACGAGAACGACGTCGATGCCGCGTTTAGCGAGAGCTTCGAGGCGGACAAGTAAGAGGTCATTTCCATGGCTGTCCAGACTTCCGATATCCTCTCCCCCAGAACAAAAACCTTTCTGGCCAAGAAATTCCTCGACGTGATGGTTCCGTACCTCATGTTGATGAATTTCGCCCAGTCCGATGTCATCCCCAAGGGGAATACCAAAAACATCACCTGGCGTCGGTACAATCCTCTGCCGACCATCCCGAAGGCCCTGGTCGAAGGCGTGACGCCGGCCGCAGGGAAGCTGACCTACGACGACATCCAGGCCACCATCACCCAGTACGGCGACGTCATGGAAATTTCCGACGTCGTTCAGGACACCAACACCGACCCGGTGTTGCAGCAGATCACCGAACGCATGGGCGAATCGGCGGCCGAAATGCTGGAGCGCGTGGCCGTGGCCAAGGTGCTCGGCGGCACGAACGTCTATTACGCCAACGGGGCCAGCCGGTCCGCCGTCAATACCCGTGTCTCCCGCGACCTGTTCCGCAAGTGCGTCAAGGCGCTCAAGCGGGCGCGGTGCCGGCCGGTGACCCGGGTGCTGACCTCGGACGCCCGCTACGGCACCGTCAACGTCAAGCCGTCTTTTATTTGTTTTCACCATCCCGACCTGACCGCCGATATCCGCGACTGCGACGGGTTCAAGGCCGTGGAGGATTATGGCCGGGTCAGCCCCTACGAGCGCGAAATTGGCACCATCGAGGAGGTCCGCTTCATCGAAGAGGACATCTTCACGCCGTACGAGGACGCCGGCGGCGCGGCCGGGACCAGTCTGGCCACGACCGGCGGCACCTACGCCAACGTCTATCCCCTGCTCTTGTTTGGCAAGGATTTCTTCGGGGCCGTGGCTCTCAAGGGCTACCGCATCCAGAACTCCAACGAGAAGGGCGAACCGGTCGTCCCGGTGGACGTGAAGGTCATCAATCCGGACACCATCAGCAAGTCCGACCCGTTGGGCCAACGCGGTTACGCCGGCTGGAAAACCTATTTCACCGCCGAGATCCTGCAGGAAATGTGGGGCATGCGCCTGGAAGCGGCGGGCAGCAACTAACCGCGCAGGCGGTAAGGAGTGAAAAATGAGCGGTCTTTTCGATGGATTCCCCAATGCGGAGCAGGTGGCCGCGCTGGCCTTCCTGCGCAACGGCCCGGTGGATTCGCCGGGGCTGGCCATTTCGGCCGCGTCCAGCCCGGCTCCCAAGGCCGGGGCTTTTTCATACCGAATCGATGGGAAAATCTACGCCAAGGCGGCCCAGGCCACCATTGCCCTGACCACGGGCGGTTCCGTGGCCGCCGGGGCGACGGGCGCCTATTTCCTGTCCCTGGACGCTGCCGGGGATCTGGCCGTGACCCTGGCGACCGCCGACAGCAACGGCGCCATTGCCGTGCCGACGCCGGCCGCCGGCTATGCCTTCTTCGGCGCGGTCAAGGTCGCCAACGGGTCCGGCGCCGCCTTCACGGCCGGCACCACGGCCCTGGACGCCACCGGCATCACGGCCACCTACTTTAACCTCGCGGGCATCGTGCCCGGCGAGACGCTGTAGGGGGCGATCATGCAGCGCACCATCAACGCAGTGCTGGCCACCGTGCCGGACCCGGCCACGCGCAAAGCTATGGCATCTGTCTACCGCATCCTGCGGACGCAGATGCTGGCGCACACGCATCTGTGCGGCGGCGACGGCGTGGTCTCGTCCACGGCCATTGCCGATGCGGCCGGCAAGACCGGCGGCACGGCCATTGTCCTGCCCGAATAACAACGACCGCCCGGGGGTGACTCCGGGCGGTTTTCAAGGAGTTCCCCATGGCAAAAAATACGACAACGGAAACGGAATCGACGGAAACGGCCACGGCCTCGGAGGCGGCTGCCGGTACGGAAACGACCGCCACCGCGACGGCTGCCGCCGCGAATCTGGAAAAACGTTTTCGCGTCCAGATTCCGTCCTCGCCCAGGCCGGGCGGCAACAAGGACGTGACGCTGACGGTCAACGGCCGCATCGTCGTCGTTCAGCGCGACGTGGAAGTGCTGCTGACCGAACCGTACCTGGAGGCGCTCCGAAACGCCAAGGAGCGCGGCTACGAAGGCAAGGCCGACGTGCCCCGCTATCCCTACATTCTCCAGGGCGAGGTGATGGTGGACCCGGCCACCCTGGACACGCATCCGACGGCCGGCCTGGATGGGACGTCCAATGCGACTTCCTGAATTGATTGATGCCGTCAAAGGCATCGTCAATGACCCGAGCTGCACGGATGGTCTTATCACCTCCCTGTGCAACACCGCCCTGCAAGTCGTGGCCGGGGAGTTGCTGCTGCCCGGCCTGGAGACATCGGCCACGGTGACGGTGCCGGCCGGCACGACAAGCGTGGCGCTGCCGGCCGATTTTCATCGGGATCTCTTCCTGGCGCGGCCGGCGGTCGGCGGCCAGGACATTGGAATCATGGACGCCGCCATCGACATCGAAAAAATGCGTGACGCCCCCAGCGGCAACCAGATCCGAGGGGTGGCGACGGTGGGAAGCCGGCTGCTCGTCTGGCCGGCGCCCGGGGCGGATACGGTTCTGGAGCTGCACTATTCCAGGCGGCCGCACACGCTGGGCACTCGAAGCGGCCCACTCGCCTTTTCCGCCGCCAAGGGAACCATCACCGGCACGTCGTACGTCTTCGCGCCGTTCGGAGCGGGCGACGGCATCACCATTGTGGGCAGCGCCGGCAATGACGGGGTCTATACCATCGTTGCCGCCAACTCCATGCAGGTGACGGTCAGGGAGCCCCTGACCGACGAAGCGGCCGGCGGCCTGGTCAACGTCCTGGCCGAGGAGATCGAGGGCATCCCGCCGGACAAGCAGCTCGATGTGCTGACGCCGTATGTGGCCAAATGGTGCTTCGAGAAAATCGAGGACGCCTTGAACGGCGGCAAGCCGAACAGCGACCGTTTCGACGCCATGTTTGCCCGGGAGCTTTCAAAGCTCCGGACCGCCTTCCATAAGCGCGGGCTGCGGGCGTCCACGGCGCGACATGAAACGGCTCATATCCGGAGCCTGTGCTGATGTTCGCCATTGCCTGCTGGAGCTGCCTCGGCCTGAATACTCGTGCCACCCCGGATTCCCTGGCCTGGGACGGCCGGACCGGCGCGTTCCAGGCCGCGCCCATCGTCAACCTCGAACTGCATGACGGTGGTCGCATCTGGACCACCCGGCCGGGGTATTCCAAGGCCATGGACCTGGACCATCCCCATTCCCCGTTCGTGGACGGCGACCGCTGGTATGTGGCCTCGGGCGACACGCTCTACGTCGTTTCGGGCATGGTGGCCACGCCGTTGGTGACGGGCCTGACGCCGGGCGAGCGCCTCGGCTGGTGCCGGCTGGGCGACGTGCTCTACTGGAGCAACGGCATCCAGAAGGGGCGGATCGTGGCCGGCGAGGCCCGGCAATGGGGCGGCCTACCCTACTCCTCCGACGCCCGCGAGGCGGCCGAATACCGCGAGGTGCCGGCCGGGAACGTGCTGGCTGCCTTCGGTGGTCGCATTTGGATCGGCGCCGGGGATGAAGTCCTCTACACCGCCCCCGGCTTTCCGCACCACTGCCGGATCGGCTCGGACCGGCTGCCGCGCCAGTCCTCGACCGTGCGCATGGTCGCCCCGGTGGACGATGGCTTTTACGTCTCCACCGAGGACCGGATCTGTTTCTACGGCGGCTGGGACCTGGGGCAGATGCCCATGAGCGTCATCAGCCGGGAGCCGGTCATCCCGGGCATGTTCTTGCCGGTGCTGGCCAGCGACGTGGTGCCTAAGCTCAACCCGGTTCGGGCGATCTTGTGGGCGACGGCCACGGGCCTGGAGATGGGCATTTCCCAGGGCAACGTCATCAAACTCACCTACAACAATGTGGCCATGGATGCGCCGGCAAGCTGGGGAGCGATCCTCAAGCTGCCGCGCCGTGTCGTGGCCCTCTATCATCCATAGGAGGCCACGACCATGGCACTGCGACTTTCCACCGGGTTGCGCAACGGAATGCTCGGGACGAGTGCGTTCAAGACCCTCATGCAAAACGGCGTCATCGACGTCTATGCCGGGACGCAGCCGACCACGGCCGACGATACCGAGAACGGCACACTGCTGTGCCGCTTCACGGTCGCCTCGGGCGCGTTTACCGCCGGCACGGCTACCAACGGCCTTAACTTCGGCACGGCGGCCGACGGGGCCATCCCCAAGTCGTCGGACGTCTGGTCCGGCGTTGGTGTGGCCACTGGAACGGCTGGCTGGTTCCGTTTCCGGGCCAACGACGCCGCGACGGGCACATCGACCACGGCCGTCCGTTTCGACGGTTCGGTTTCGACCTCCGGCGCGCAGCTCAACATGTCGAGCACGGCCATCACCTCCGGCGCGACCACCACCATCGACAGCTTCACCTTCACCGAGCCGGCCGCCTAGCCCGGCGGAGAGACGCCACCATGACCAACATTCTGGCCGGTCTGCACGGGTTCAAACCCACCGATACGTTCCAGGGGTGCCAATACTCCGGGGACGAGCAGGCCGGCCAGTTGTGTATGGGCCATGTCTGCAATGCGCTGCAGACGCTCCAGTACGTCAACAAACAGGATTTGCAGATCTACGACCATACCGTCCAGTTCGACGACGGCACGGTGGTGACCGCGCATCGATGCTTCGGGCAGTATTCGGCGGATGTGCATGTGCCAAGGACTGGGAGCCTCAAGCCAGGCCAGTTCTATTGGGTGCCGGGGTGCGTGGCGAGGTATGATCTGACGAAAGATGGGAAGAACTGCATTTCGAATGGAGATTTGGCCGGTGAGGAGATGATTACAGCGGTCGGCGATGCGGATACGGTATCCACGCAAACGACAAAAACATTGAAAGATGCCGAGTTGCCAGCATGCGGGGCGTCGCCTGATGGATCGATTATCAGAAGCTATGCAATGGTTGTTCTGCCGGGGGATACAACCACGGAAGAAACGTCCCAACAGGCCTCCGGCGTCAAAGTTTCTGATGCGCATATCCCCTCGAAAGGGCCATTTTCAATATCGTGCATTGTGAAGTTGAATGAAGACATCGTTCCAGATTATTCGTTCACAGAAAAAACGAATGAACTCGACTGCGGATATACGGTATGGAACCCTGTAAAACCAGGAGTTGTGTCATCATCCGATGGCGAAGACTGGTATGCGGAATGCCCTGGGAATATTTGCCCGATCATGGGTAGCTTTAGTCCATCGCGGTTTAGTATCCATTATGTGAATAGAACAAACCCTTGGCCGAACTATAATACGAACTTTATTAATTATGAATACAGTCAGATAGGATATAGAGAGATAGCCGCCTACCACGATGGAGAGCCTCTTTTAATAACGGATTATGCTGCGAAATCTCCGTACTGGGACAAAGTTACAACAGACGAGCTTAAGACATACGAAGGTGAATATACAGATTTTTGGGAAAAAAATAATGAGATAGCTAATTCTGCACCCTATGAATCGTATTGTAAGTGGAAGACAAAATACAAGAGAGAATACGCCAAAGGCACTCGCGTTGTCACTATTGACGATAACAAAAATTACTATTACGGAACGGTTTATTCTTCAGAATATGAAAGAAAAGTTATAACGGTTGCTGGCGGAAACCCATACAAAGTTGGCGAAGAAGTTACGATACAAAAGACAGATGGTACAGTAGAAAGTTATGTTTACAACGAGGACGACAGCACAACATATACTCTCATAACGTATTCCATTTTTACTATCAAGGACTACCAATATAAAAAATACATATACGAATCAAATAAAAAAATAACTTTTGGGAAGCAGCCCTTTCCTGTCTGCCATCCGCCTGGTTACATGATTGGCATGAATTATTGCGGACTTTTTTGGTACAATGGAAACCATATTCTTGCTGGGAAAATTACTAATTTTGAATCAGAATATCAATATGAGCATATAGTATCAGATGAGATTCTTTTGGGTGAGTATTATCATGTCTGCATGACATACGATGAAGATGGAGAAACATGCCTCTATATTACACAGATGAAAGATTTAATAGCATATAACACATACGGGGAACAACCCACAGCGGAGTATTCGAATTGTGATGGTTTCGGTGATGTCATTGATTATTTTTCAGGCTTCTTGAATTGGGCTTATACTTCTTCCAAAGACACGCCGGCCACGGATTGGGATTGTTCCTGGTTGTTTTCCGCTGATATGGAAATAGGGCTTCTCCGCTTTTACCATCGCGCTCTTTCCAAAGCCGAAGCACAACTTCTCACGCAAGAAGTTTTCAATGGTACTTTTGTGGCCGATGACTTTGAAGCAAAAAAGTTGATGGCGAAAGGCTATCAACCGGTGTTGGTATAGTTATGGACATCCTATCGCAATATTACAATTCCGCCGGCCAGATTGTCAGTCGCACGCCCAATCTGGCGACACGGGAATTCTATCGGGATTATATGTGCCGGCATACGTTCGACGAGATGTTCGTGGCGGCACAGGTGCAATCAGGTCCGACATGCTCTATTGTCCCTGGTTTTATGTATTATGATTATTACGGAGGGAATGGGATAAAACTTACGATTGTAGCTTCCTCTGGTCAATCTAAGCTGATTGAAGGATATAATGGAAGAAAAGCTTGTGTTTGTTCTGGAGGAAACTCAGAGGAAATATATATAGGTCCTTATGGTAATAGTTGGGATATTTATAACACTTGGACTGGATCTCCATTCGCTATAGACTCAAGCATGAATTTCGGGTCTATATTTAAATCGCCCAGTCAACTTCCCGACAAAGAACCCGGTCTATTTTTTTGTTTTTATCTTAGCTATCTAAATACGATAGATAACAATTCCATATATTCAGAACATATGAATAACCTAGAAAGAATCCAGTTAGATTTTTATGCCATACCATATAATGGAGCTATCATAAAGCCGTACATTAACATAAATATTAATGTGGGGGGAGTCGATTCTATTTTGTCAGATATTGCCGTATCAGATACTTTTTTAACAGATGGAAAGTTCCATGTTCTTTCGTGTAATATTGACCTCAATGGAAAGCTATCTATTTCTGTTGATGGGTTACAGATATACAATCTAAACGGAGTTTTGGTTTCAAGGTTTTATCGCCCGTATATCTATGTTCTTTGTTGTGGTGCTGAAGATGATACTCGAAGGTATGCTGTCGATAGCGCCTGGATTAAAAAAATATGAACCTTCCCTACCCTCAATCCATCCCCTGTTCCTTCGACAACTTTCCAGCCGCGCTTGATGTGCGGCTTGGGCACCTTGCCAGTTCGCTTATTGCCGGCGATTCGCTTGGTTCAAAGTTGTTGCTCTACCGCACGCCGAAATGTGGTGTGGCCCAGGGAGACTTCGCTGTTGGGTCTGCCCTGCCCGAATGTCGCATGATCTATAGCGACACGGGCAGTGATACGGACTTCACGCTCAAAGTCTCGTTCATCGGTTACGGGACGTTCTACAAGCTGACGAGTTCTGATACGTACCTTCGCTTCCAGGTTTACAAGGCAATCGCCATCGAAACGCCCACGGCAGGGGAAAAGGTCTTCGGGGATACTTTCGACTGCGAGACGCTTATTCCGGCCGGCACCGATACAACGGCGCTGTTCATCTATGACGGATCGACTATCCAATATACAGAGCCAACCACGGCAACAGGGTCGGGGGCATTCTGGTTAGATGGGCAGGAATACAAGCTGGCTGATGGTGCCAGCATTACCATCACGTCAGCATCTGGCGGAACAAACACCTATACGTTCGTTGGCAATATGTTGGTGGTAAGCTGATGTCCACCATATTCGACTACATCTACAGCATCGACGGCTTCTCCCTGGACTCCTCCGGGGCTGGCATCTGCATCGCGCCCAATCCCGATGTTGTGGCTACCGGCACCTGCGGTTCGGTCGGCATTTGCACGTCCCCGTTGCCGACGGTGCTTGGTACGGCGGATTGGGCTCCGTTCGCGCAATGCGTTGCCCCGCTGCCCGAGGTCATGGCCACCACGGACGGCTACCGCCCGGCCTGGGGCGAATGCGCCGCGCCGCTGCCGGTCGTTTCCGGGACCGCGCACGTGCTCATCGAATCGGTGTGCATCGCGCCGCCGGCCTTTGCCGTGGGCTATACCGGAGCAATCGCCAGCAATGCCGCGCCGGCTCCGACCGTCTACGCCCTGTCCGGCTACAACCGCACGGCCTCCGGCGCGGCCATTGCGCCCAACGCGACCGTCACAGCCATTTCCTGCGGCCTGGACAAGCCGCTTGCCAATTCGGCCACATCCTCCGCCGTGGTGGCGCTGCTGCAACAGGGCAACAGCACCATCGCCGACGCGGCTGCAACCATCTGCGCCGGCTGCACCACGGACGACGCCAAGGCCGCAGCCATCATCCGGTTCGTGGCCGGTTTCACGTATGCGGCGGACAGTACGTCCGGCATAGGCGACCGCTGGACCTGCGCCCTGCCGACCCTCGAACGCCGTTATGGCGACTGCGAGGACGGGGCGATCCTTCTTCAGTCGCTCATCCTGGCCATCGGCATCGACCCGGGACGGGTGATGACCTGCTTTGGTACGGTGGCCGGAGACACGACGGCAGGCCACGCCTGGACGATTTATCGACGCGAGAGCGACGAAGAGTGGGTGCCGCTGGAATGGTCAGACTCCGCCTTCCAGACGCTGTCATCCATCAACAATGTCACGCGCATGGTGGACCGGACGGCCGTTTATACCGCCGTGTCGCACATCCTGACGTCCACGGCGTTCACCGCCATCACCACGGCCAAGTGGCTGCTGCGCGTCACGACGCTTCGCGCCACGGGCGACATGACCGCGCCCTGTCCGGATTCCACCGGCTGGACGAACATTTCCTCCACGGCCAGCATGAAGGCCCCGGCCGCCACGGCATTCGGCTATACAGGCGCACAGGCCGCCCTGGCCGCGCCGCTGCCGAACGTCGCCGCCACGGCCCATGCCGTGCTTTCGGCCACGGGCGTCTGCGTCGCGCCGCTGCCGACCGTTGCCGCCGGGACGGGCGCACGCGGCGACTGTACGGCCCCCCTGCCGCAGGTATCGGTCCTGGCCGGAGCACGGTGCGATTGTGCCGCGCCGCTGCCGACCGTGCTGGCGACGGCTGCCGGACGCGCCTTGGTGCAGGGCGCCATGACGGCTCCCGTGCCGGTCCTTTCCGCGCACGCCCTGACCGGCATTCTGGCTTTAGGGGAGTGCCTTGCCCCGCTGCCGCGCTGCTACGCCTCCGACATCCCCAGCGCCTACGCCGAGGGTCGCATGGTCGCCCCCCATCCGCGCATGTCGGGACACGCCTCCATCAACTCGACAGCCGCGGCGGCACTCGTTTCGCCGCTGCCCATCGTTAGGGCACACGCCCGGAATGCGCCGGCCTGGGCAACGTCTACCCTGCAATACGACGCATCGAGGTTGCCATCATGAGTAATTCGACACTCGGTCTTTCCTATCCGTTCGACTCCGGCGCAGTCTCCCAGGTTTCCGGCTGGCCGTTCACGGATTTTTTCGCGCTGGACGGGCAATTTTTCGGACTGGCCAGCAACGGCGTTTTTGCCATCGGCGGCGATGATGACGCCGGGACGGACATCGCCTGGATGATGACCGGCCCGATGACGGACGGCGGCAACGAGCAGTTCAAGAGGCTCCGGTTCGCGACCGTGACCGGCCCGAACACGGACGGCGTGGAGCTGGCCGTGGTCTACGAAACGGGCGTGTCACCGGCAGTCGGGGCCATGGGCGGCGGCCGGTTCGCCATCGGTTCCGAGGGCGCCGGCCGCGAGGTGCAGTGGACGCTTTCCGGCACCGGCCCGGCGGCCATGACCGGCGTGACCATCCAGTCGCTGCTACTCGGGTTCAGGCAGAGGGGGTAAACAATGGGTTCGGCTGGATATCTTGAGGTAGATGCTTCGTCATCTTTGGTGACGAGTGCTTTTAACGATGCCAGCAACAAGGCGACTTCGGCATTTTCCCAGGCGCAATCACTGATTGGCCAACTTGCCAGGGCCATAGACATCGACTCCCCGACGATCACGACACCGGCGCAACCCGGGATGCCGTCCTTGGACACGATGCCCGGCGCTCCCAGCCTTTCCGTACCCGAACTCGGGACGGTCTCCATTGCCGCCGCGCCGACGCTTGACCGCATCGACGTGCCGGATGTGACGATCCCCACCTTTTCCGCCACGGCCCCGAACGTCGTCATCCCCGACATGCCACAGGTGGCCGAGCCGACCGACCCGGGTACGGCTCCGACCATGGATGACGTCAGCCTGCCCAACGATCCCGACATTGTTTTGCCGGACCCGCCGACGCTGGCCACGGTCACGGTGCCGACGTTCACCGACCTGGCGCTGCCGGTTTCCGAGGCCGAACGGCCGGACGTAGCCATCGACCTGCCGGGCAAGCTGTTCGTCTACCAGGATGGCGAGTTTTCGTCCGACCTGCAACAGACCGTCGAACAGCAGATTTACGATGGGCTCCTCTCCGGCGGCAACATCGCGTCAATCGCCGGCATCGCCGCCTACATCGAGCAGGTGCGGTCCGAGGCTGCCCGGACGCTTCGTATCGAGCTGGCGGTCATCCGTGACGGCTGGGCGGCGCGGGGCCTGGACGGCCCGACCGGGGCCGACGCCGACAAGGAGCAGCAGGCCCAGTGGCGCTACAGCGATACGGTCAATGAACGCGTGGGCCAGGTTGTCGGCAAACAGTGCGAACTGACGGTCCAGCACTTCGAGTTTTTGATCGAGCACGGCATTTCCGCCGTGGGGCTGCGTTTGGACGCCTACAACAAGGCACAGGACCGGGCGCTTGAGGCGGCCAAAGCGACGGCGGAGTTTGGCTACCGGATGGTGGATACGCAGGTCGCCGTCCACAATCTCCAGCTCGCCCGCTATCAGGCCGATACGACCGCCTACGAAATCAAGCTCCGGGCGGTCAACACAGCCCTGGAAGGCCGGAAGGTGCAGCTCGAAACGGCCCGGGTGCGCGGCGATCTGCGCAAACAGGACGTGGACGTCTACGTGGCCGAATGTCAGGCGCAAATGACCCGGGTCGAGGTGTTCAAGGCCCAGATTCAGGGGGCGCTGGCCAAAATCGAGGCCCAGACCAAGCGCATCGACGCGTTCAAGGCCAAGGTGGACGCCTTTGTCGCCCAGACCAGCGCCATGGTCGCCCGCTACAATGCCTGGGCCCAGCAGATTGCCGCGCAAAAGACCAAGGTCGAACTGTATCAGGCCGAAGCCTCCGTCTTTGCCACACAGGTTGGGGCGCAAAAAGTCGTGGCCGACATCGGCTCGACCCGGGCTGGCATCGTGGACGCACGTAACAAAGGCAACATCGCCCTGTATCAGGCCGGGCTGGAAGGTACGAAAGTCGAGTTGCAACGGCTCATCGCCCAGGTGGATGCCTCCCTCAAAACCGCCTCTGCCCAGGTGCAGCTCTATGATGCGTCCGTGCGCGGCACGTCAGCGGAGAACGAGTCGAGGCGCGGGCTGGCGGCGCTTCAGGTGCAGGAATGGGCCACTCTGGCCAATACCTTCGTCGAGCAGGCCAAGGTGGCGCTGGAATACGCCCGGGTCAAGGGATCGCTGTCCGAGCAGGCGTTACAGGCGTGTGCTCAGACGGCGGCGCAATTGGCCG